CTGAGCTCGGATATGTTTCCGAAGATGGTGTCGTAAACAACAACTCACCCGAGAGCGATTCTGTCAAAGCTTGGGGCGGTGATACCGTTCTCAATCTTCAGACCGACAGACCCGACACTTTCGCATTTACTCTTATCGAGTCCTTGAATGTAGACGTTCTTAAGACTATTTACGGTTCAGCCAATGTAACCGTAGATGGAAACGGAAATCTGGCGATCAAGGCAACCGCAGAAGAGATGACTTCCGGATGTTGGGTTTTCGACATGATCCTTAAGGGCGGCAGAGCAAAGAGAATCGTAGTTCCTAACGGAACCATTTCTGAGCTCGGTGAGATCACCTATAAGGATGATGAGGCTATCGGCTACAACATCACGATCACCGATGTACCTGATACCGCCGGCGGATATCATTACGAGTACATCACAGCAACGGTTCCCTCTGTATAAAGGGACCAGTAAGGAGAGAGGATATGCAGGGTATCACAAAAAGTGGATTTGAGTACGAAATAGATGAAAGAATACTGACTGACTGGCGCTTTACATCTGAGGCCGCAAAGACAGAAAGCGGTTCTAATGTAGAGAAGGTCCTTGCAGCTCAGAGGATGGTCGAGCTTATGTTCGGAAAAGAACAGCTTAATAGGCTGATGGAACACATCGCAAGCCAGAATGATGGTTTTGTTCCGTCTGATGTGGTAATGAATACCGCGAAGGAGATCATCGAAGAAAAGAAGAATATAAAAAACTGATATTCCTCGCGCACTGCATTGCGGTGTGTGAGGATTCACTGATTTGTGATCTTGCAGAAACCTATCACTTATTCAACTACAGAGAACAGTCACCGGAGCTGGTGGCTGTTCTTTGTTTTGGATTAAGAGATGATTCCAGAGTCAAACTGGCTCTCGCAAACAGCAAGCTCACATTGGAACAGATACTTACGGCCCGAATGGTAGACGAGTTAGCCTGGCTACACTGGTCAAAGACAAAAGACGGGTCAAAAAATAGAAATCAACCTCCGTCAATCCTTAAAGCATTGACAGAAGAAAAGAGAGAAGAAGCGGAAGTGTTCCTTACCGCAGATGAGTTCAACGAAGCTTGGGAGAAAATAATCAATGCCGAACAACACAATAGGTGAAGCTTATTTACAGATCAGGCCTTCGATGGAGGGTATGACCGGCGAAATCGAAGAGGCAATGGGTTCTGCCGGAACAAGTGGAGGAAGTGCTTTCGCCTCTGCCTTCGGTGCAGGAGCCAAGGCCCTCAGTGGAATAGCGGTGAAGGCTGTAGGCGCAGCCGCTGCCGGAACTACTGCTTTAACAACAGCCGCGACTGCATCCTTTGCAGATTATGAACAGCTTGTCGGTGGTGTTGAAGTTCTTTTCGGAGATACCGCAGATGAAGTCATGGCAAATGCGGCCAACGCATTCGCAACAGCGGGACTTTCAGCAAATGACTACATGGAAACCGTCACAGGCTTTGCGGCATCCCTCACATCATCGCTTGGGGATAACGCATGGCAAGCGGCGGCATATGCCGATGAAGCTATCACCGACATGGCGGATAATGCAAACCGAATGGGTACCTCAATGGAATCCATTCAGAATGCTTATGCCGGATTTGCAAAGCAAAACTTCACCATGCTCGATAACCTTAAACTCGGTTACGGCGGTACAAAAGAAGAGATGGAAAGGCTCCTGCGTGATGCCGAAGAAATGGAAGGCTATATCGAAGGCTCCCTTGATATTAACAACTTTGCGGATGTTGTCGAAGCTATCCACATCGTACAGGAGAACATGAACATTGCCGGCGCTACCGCAGAAGAAGCGGGAAGCACCATCTCGGGATCTGTGGCATCCGTCAAGGCGGCTTGGGGTAATTTGGTAACAGGCTTTGCTGATCCGAACGCAGACCTTGGTTTGCTTATAAACAACGTGGTTCAGACTGGAGCGACAGCGCTTGATAATCTGATTCCTACGATATTAAATGCACTGCAGGGAATTGCAAATGCACTTCCAATGATTGTACCTATAATCACGGAGAAGCTTCCTGCCATGTTCCAGCAGATTCTGCCGCCCCTGATAGAAGCAACTTCTGGCCTGCTGCAGGCTTTAGTCGCGGCACTTCCCGAGATACTGAGTGTAATAGTTGAAATATTGCCGGACCTCTTCAACATGATCATAGAAACGATACTCAGCATGCTCCCCATGCTGATAGATCTCGGATTACAGCTGATCCTTGCATTGGCAGATGGTCTCATACAGGCCTTGCCTACACTGATTCCTGCCATTGTTGACGTGGTGCTTACCATCGTTGATAAGCTCACGGATCCTGATACATTAGTCCGGCTCGTTGAAGCAGCGCTTCAGCTGATCATAGCCCTTGCGGAAGGCCTCATCAGGGCACTGCCTAAGCTGATAGAAAAAGCTCCTGAGATAGTCAAGAATCTGTTGAGTGCCCTCATTCAGGCGGCTCCGTTGATACTTGAAGCCGGAGCAGAGCTCATATTTAAGCTGATAGAAGGCGTGCTGATGGTAATCGGTCAGCTGGTCACTACAGGTGCAGAACTTGTTCAGTCGGTCAAAGACGGATTCATGGAAAAGGTCGAAGCTGCTAAGGACTGGGGCAAAGATCTGATCGATAACTTTATCGATGGCATTAAGGCTAAGTGGGAAAAACTGAAGAGCACTGTCACAGATCTGGCAAGTACGATAAAGAGCCTCTTGGGATTCTCCGAACCCGAAGAAGGACCTCTTTCGAATTTCCATACATACGCACCGGACATGATGGAACTGTTCGCATCAGGTGTTAAAGAAAACATGAACCTCATCACCGATGCGATAGGGGCTGTAACGGGAACGATAGCTGAAGACTTCAGCACTGTTCAGGCAGCACCGAATTATTCAGCGATAGCGGATCCGAATGAAACACTTTACGGATTGATTGGCCAGAATACCAATTCCGAAACCGGTGACATAGTAATTCCTGTTTATATCGGACAGGAAAGGTTAGACACGATCATTCTCAATGCACAGCAGAGGCACGCTTTGGTTAGTGGGGGTAGATAATGAACAGAAAAGTCAAATTAAAGTTTAATACAGATTACTTCCCCCTCACCAAAGGGAGTTATAATCTCACCTTGCAGAACAAGGAAACAGTAAAAGAGACAGAAGCGGGAACTATTCAGCGTGATATAAAGCGGTTGGGAGTTCCCCATCTGTCTGTGTCCTCTACCATAAACTCAACATGGTATCAGAAGATTCAGCAGTATTATGTCACGGGTCAGAGCGTGACGATATCTTATTATTCTCCTGCGACATTAGCAGAAGCGACCTTTGGCGGATTTATACAGAACTTGTCCTTTGAACTTATTAAAGACAACGGCACAGAAACACATTGGGATGTATCGTTTGAGGTGACAGCGTACTAATGTATTCAGCATCGGCAGATTTTCTCACAAAAATAAAATCGAATACCAGGCACATGAAGTGGAGTGGCACTATCACAACAGTTGGTGGTGTCACTTATGCTTTTGATGCGGATAAGGACTCGGCAAACGGAAAGATAGTTTCAGGGTCAATCACACGATCCATTTCATCGCAGAGCCTTAATGTTGGAACAGCTTACGCATCCACCTTATCCCTTGAAGTTGTACTTCCGGCTGTGTCGAGATATGAACTCTATAACGGAGAAGTTTCGTTAAGCTTTTCCATAGACGGTGCCGCAGATGTCATCCCTATGGGAATCTTCACGATAAGTGAAGCGAACCAGGCACTCGACCACATCACGATTAAAGCTTATGACAACATGACCAAGTTCGATGCGGTCAGTTTCTCGGCATCACTTAATAACTCGATTCAGAGTCCTTATGTGTGGCTGTCACAAGCTTGCGTAGCTTGCGGCGTTACTCTCGGAACTACATCCGCACAGATTGAAGCCATGCCGAACGGACGAAGAAAGACAGGCTTTGCGGATTCCGTGGCAGATGCAAAGACATGGCGAGATGTTCTTTCGTACATCACAGCTTATTTGGGTGGATATGCCTACATCGGCAGAGATGGATATTTGTATATAGGCTCTTATAGTTCTAATTCAGCCGACACAGTTCATTCCAACTTTAGGTATACTTCTGATCTATCAGACTTCAGAACCACCTATGATGGCTTGTATGCAACGTATAAGAACGAGGGGGTACAAGAGTATGTCTCCAACTCAAACACAGGTGGATTAGTCCTTGATTTGGGAACGAATCCGTTCTTACAATTCACGAATCAAACCAACAGACTCGAAGCCTTACAAGAGATCATAGATGCGTGGGATGGGGTTTATTATGTGCCTTATTCCTCGGATATGCCTTTGATCCCTATTTACGATGTTGGCGATGTCCTGACATTCGTTGATAACCAAGCTGATGTCTACGACCTCGGAGCGATAACCGAGATAACCTATAAGATTGACGGCACGATGTCGGTTAAGTGTGCCGGAGATAATCCCTTGCTTGCCGATGCCCAGGATAGATTTACCAAGACATTAGAGGGTATTTCTTCCGAGTATTCCAACGGACAGGAGATCGGTGACAAGGACTTTTGGTTACTTTATAACACCAACACCGAACCGATAAATATCGGTTCAACCGAAACCCTTGTAACGGAAATAGAGTTCGAGCAAAAGACATTTGCACAAAAAATAGAAATGATATTAACGGCTGATATGGTATTGAGTGCAACAGCCACGGTCAATGTAAGGCTTATCGTTG